ATAAGAGTAGATAGATATGAAACTCAAACAGGGGAAAATAGAACATTTACAAAAGTAAGTTCGAGAAATATAAAACCTTTGGACTATGTAAAAAATGACAATAGCAATTCAAATGTAGATACAAGTCCAAGTTTTGAACCGGCAGAAGGATTAGATCCAAATGGATTTACAGCCATAGATGATGAAGAGATACCCTTTTAATTTTGACAGTACCGAGATAATGACATTTAGAGATAAACAAAATAATATAAAGCATTTAGTAGGTAAAGAAGAATACTACAGTAGTAAAGAAGGATTCTATAATTACTTAGTAGGAAACAATATTCAATGCAATTTGGAACAAATAGAGGAAAAATATATAAGATATTATCCTATATTACCAAAGAAAGCAGAAGAAGCTTATAAAATAGCAGAGGGTGAAGGATACACCTTCTGCAAACCTACTAGAGGAGCATTTTTAGTATATGTACTGAAATTAGATAAATAAAGGGGTGAATTAAACGAGATGAATATAACAGAGAGAAATGAATTAATAGAAGATAATTTAAATCTAGTCTATTTTATGATCGAAAAACACTTTGCAACTTATATAGATAGAGATGAACTGATAGGCATAGGATATGAAGGAATTATAAAAGCTGCAGATAAGTTTGATAAAAGTAAAAATATAAAGTTTTGTACTTTTGCTTGTAAATGTATTCACAATGAGATTACTAAATATTTAAATGCATTAAATTACCATTGTAGAAAAGCAAATATGGTAGCTTGTTCAATTGATAATAAAATAGAAGATTGCATAGGAGAAGATTTAACTTTTAAAGAAGTTTTTAATATTAATGAAGACTATTCTATAGTTGTTGCAGAAGAAATATTAAATAGAGCTAATTCTTTAGTTGCAAATGGTAGATTTATTTTAGAAAAAAGAATTGCTGGATATACATTTAGAGAGATAGGCCAAATGTTGAATATAACAGGCCAAGCTGTGATGAAAAGGTTATCTATAATAAGACAGTATTTAAATTTAAAAGAGGCGGACAATGAAAACATTAACTAAATTTGAAAAAGAAGAAATAAAACAAGTTGATTATGAACAACTAAGTTTTATATAGGAGGATATAAAGAAATTGAATACAGAAGAAAAAAACAAGTTAGCAGAAGAAAATTTAGGATTAGTTTATTCAGTTATAAACAAAGAATTTACTTATGAAAAAACTACAGAAAGCGATAGAGAAAACTACATAGAAGAAGGCATGATTGGATTAGCAAAAGCTATTAATACATTTAATCCAAGTAAAGGTGCTAAATTTAGTACATATGCTTATATTTGTATAAAAAGTGAAATAAATTGCTATGTAGCAAAACAAAAAACTTTAAAAAGAAAAGTAGAATATACGTGCAAAAATTCAATAGATGATTATATTGAAGATGAAGAAGGTTTAACATTTAAAGACCTTATGATTTATGAAAAAGATGACTATACTTCTAAAGTTGATTTAGAACATTTATTAAAAGTACTAAAAAAAATAGAAATCGAAATATATGACATAAGAAAAATCATTATAAAGAAATCAGAAGGTTATAAAAATATAGAAATAGCAAAAATGATTGGAGTAGAAAAAAATACAATTAAACATAGAATAGATAAAGCTAAAATAAAACTGATTGAATTAGGAATAACAGCATAAGGAGGTTTAAATGAAAGAGATAACAAAAGAAAGATTAATGCATATAGCAAATGATATACAGGCAATAGAAATGTCGGAAATGACTAATGCTATATTAGCAGTTAAACTCGAAAAAAACATAACAGACAAAGTAAAAAGAACAAATTATATAAACTCTTTGAAACAATTAATTATTAAGAAAGATATAAAAATATATTTTGATAATTTATTAGATCATGGAGAAATAAAAATATATTTTAAAAACGGAGATATAAGAAATTACTTAGTAGTAGATTAGGTGAAAAAATGATTGGAGCTCAAGTGAAATATAATAAACTGACATTCTTTTAGGAGGTGATTACACTGGAATTTAAACACATAATAAGGTTTTATGGGGAGCCTAAATTAAAGAAACCAAAAGAATTAAAGGGGATAAAATCAGAATTTTCGGTAGACTACATTGAGGGAAAATGTAAATGTCAAGTGTTTATTGAAGGGAATAATCTTTGGATAAAACATAGAGACTATTTTAGTCAACCTATAAAATATGAAAAAGAAGACTATGGAGCTCCACTTGGAGTATTAATTAAAAAATATTGCGATAGAAGTAAAAATAAAAAATTTGTATATGAGGATTCTTGGGGAGAACTGATAGCAAGAAATGAAGCTTGGATATGCTTGGTAGATTTCAGGATGGATGTTAAAAATAAGCACCCATTGGAGTTACTTCCTGAGATTCTAAGACAACAAGAGCAAGCATGTGGATTTGATGAATATGAACTTGTTTGTACAAATATGGAAAGAATGTATGAAAGAATCATATTAAAATTTTATGATCCAAACAAGATATATTAGGAGGATGATATGAACAAAGAAGAAATGGAAAGTGCTGCTGGAATCATATGCACTTTATTAAAAGGATTATTAGAAGAAACTGGATTATACATAGCTGTTGATAAAAAGACAAAAGAATTTGTTTTTATCGAAAGAGAAAGCTTTGATAGAGGAGATAGCAGAGGAAGAACAGCTAGAGTATCTATGGAACAAATAAATGTAAAGGAATAGAGAAAAAATGAATAAAAAAGAAAATACAATAAAATACTTCATGAAGGCATCAGAAAATGAGGAATTATTTACAACTATCGCAATGGAAGAATGTGCAGAATTAATTCAAGCAATAAGCAAAGCAAAACGAGGCAAATTGGATGCTGACAACATGGCAGAGGAAATAGCTGATGTACTAATAGGAATTGAATGGCTTAAAGAATTATATGATATTGATGCTTTAGAAGTACAAAAGTGGATAGCATATAAACAAAACAGAATCGCAAAAAAACTGGAAAATAGGGGGTAAGTATATGGCAGAGCAATACAGAAAATTAGGTGATAAAGATGAAATGTAAATACTTTAAAAAAGAAACTGGCGATAAATACTGCAGCAACTATTTAGGACCACAAATAGTAGGAGCATATGGAGAAGGAACGATTATAAAACATAACTGTAAAGATAAATGCAAGTATATTGATTGTAAGAAACTTGAAGAATTACAAGGATTAAAAAGGGGATGATTAATTGATATTAGCAAGATACAAAGAATTAGTCGAACTGGCTAAGAAATACATAGAAAAGGGATATAGCACATTGGAAGCAATTAAATTAGCTGAAAAGGAATTGGAGGGACTATATGAATAAAAGAATAAAGATAAAAAAGGGCATCTGGCATAAAGAATGTGATTGTAGATGTGATAACTTTATAAGAATTTTAAGAGGAAGTGCATTATTAGTTTTTAATTGCAAGAACTGCAATTTAAGACCAGAGAGGGTAAGAAATGTAATATTGACTATGTTAGATGAAGATGAAGAAATACAAGAGTATACATATAGAGAAGAAGCTATAAAGACAATGTATAAAGAGAGAGTAGTAAATCCGATTATTAATGCTATGAAAAATCATAATTATAGAAAAATAATATTACCAATATATGTACCAGGAGTAAAAATAAAAGATATAGATATTGAATTTATAAAAAGACAAATTGAAGCTAAAGGATTAGAGATAATTAAATTTGAGTTATTTCAAATAGAATATAGATACACATATAACATGGTTGTAGAAATAAAAAGAAAAGATGTTACTATATATGATCATCATAAGCAAAATAATATAATTTATTTGATAGGAGAAAGATAAAAAATGAGAGAAATTAAATTCAGAGGGTATGACAGATTCGATCAAAGATGGGTTTATGGTTATGGATTACATCAATCAATTTTTATAGATGGTTCATCTAATGCATACGTAACAGCGGGTATTAGAGAAGTATTTATTGTAGATAAGGAAAGTGCTGGACAATATACAGGTTGTAAAGATGCTAACGGCAAAGAAATATATGAGGGAGATATAGTAGAAAAAGAAATTATGGAATCAATATTTGACGATTCAAAACTTATAGGTGTTGTAAAAATGATAGAGGGTTGCTGGTGTGTTGTTAATGATAAAAAGAAGGTAGCTAAAAATCTATGGAGTGAAACAGATGTTAATCGTGTAATAGGCAATATATACAAAAATAAAGAATTACTGGAGGAAGAATAATGGAAGACAGAAAAGAATCAATAAAAAAAGCATTACTAACAATAAAAAAAGAATGCAGTAGCAATGAAGATTGTGAAGGATGCTCAATATCTAAGGTATTAGGATATAGTTGCCAAGAGGTAGCTATTCCAGAAGAATGGGAAATAAAAGGAGAAAAACATGAATAGAGCAATAGCAGATGCAATAATCATATTTGTTATAAGTTTGTTAGCTGAAAAGGAATTGGAGGAAGAATAATGGAAGATAAAAAAGTAACATTTGAAACTATTATAAATGAATGTATAGAGATATATAAAAAGAAAAATTCTGATTATGGAAATAGTGCTACAAAGACATATGAACAATTCGGAGATATTTCATATGCAACTAGAATAAATGACAAGATCAATCGAATAAATTCATTGATAATTACTAATAAACAAGAAATAAAAGATGAATCTATAGATGATACAATAATGGATTTAGCAAATTATGCAATACTATGGTTAGTAGATAGAAAAAATAATAAATAAAATATAATTAATTTGGGGGAAATATTATGACAGAAAAGAATGGTAAAGGGGATAAACAGTTTAAAAAAGCCGAACGAAAACTATATGACTATACAGGACTAAAAGCTGATGTAGAGTGCCTGGAATATGAGTTAGTAATATTAAAAGAAGAATACAATGGTTGTAAAGCTATTACATATACATCAGAAACAACAGGTGTGACAAATAACATAACAGACACAGTATATGAAGAGTTAATAAGAAAAGAAAAAGATATACTGGATAAAACAAAAAAGATTAATAAAAAGAAAATACAAATAAAAAAAGTTGAAGCTGCAATCAGTCTATTAGATGAGACAGAAAAGAAAATTGTAGAAGCTAGATATTTTAGCAATGATAGAAGAAAAAACAATTGGAATCATATAGCTAAATTAACTGGTTACTGCGATAGACAGTGTGTAAACATAAGAGATAATTTAATAGAAAAAATAAAGAACAGATTATAGGTGCATGAAAAAATTCAGAAGGATTTCAGAATTATTTCAGAAATTTTTCAGAAAACATATGTTACACTTATATTGTAGATAAATATTTGAAAACCCCAGACTCATGAATGATGTTTTAAAAAGACTGATGTATATAAACTTTATGCATCAGTTTTTTTATGTTTAAAGGAGTTGAAACAAATGGGTAGATATATAGATATAAATAAAGTATTAGAAGCAACTATTGAAGTACCTCAGAAGTATTGGGATATGGAAGAACTCATGAGAGAGAAACCTAATTTCGATAAGTCTGTAGGATCTAAGAAAATATATGAAAGAAAAGAATATGCTATATACAGAGTAAAGAGAGGATATATAGTACATAATACCAAGAAACATTTTGAGGAAGGACATACACATATACATAACTATAATAAAGCTAAGAGCATAATAGATTTAGCTGTAAGAAAAAAGATGCCTAATACACCAAGGAAATGGGAGATAGAATGCTTATTAAGAATAGTTAAAGATGAAAAATATAAAAAAAAATTAAGAAGCTTATTATTAGAATTAAAATAAATGTTGCGAATATTAATATAAGCAGATACTCTTTAATTAAGATTAATAACTAAAGGAGTGAGTTTATGGGAAATATAAAAAGATTATTAGTAGTATTATTAGTATGTATGATATCTATTGGATGTGTTGCTTGTAGTGGAACAACATCAGAAGACAGCAAGGTTAACCTAGAAGATATGACAGGTTCAGAGAAAGTTGATTACTTTATAACAAAAGGAAAAAATGATTATGAAGCTGTAAAGAATGATGATGATAAGTTGACTGACTTAGGGGTACAATATATAAAAGATATT